TTGGTTTACGTCCTCGTTTTGATTTAGGTTTTACAGGTTCAGTACCTAACGCATCAAACCAAGGAAAAATTTGCATTAGTTCATCTAACGAAACGCAAAATGTCTGTACATAATAATCATTTGGATTCATAACTTTTATTTCTTAATGCGGGAATATACGAACAATCTTTCAGGATTCCAAATCAATCCCACCAACCTTCAATTTTTCTTTCAAGAATTTTAAATAACAATTTACGAGCTTTCAAATGACGTTCAATACCTATAGCTAAACAAGTACCGTTGTTATTTTGAATGTAGCTTTTGTATTTAGGGTTAGCTATTACTTTCTTATGGGTGTTTGGATGTTGTTTAATATAGTTGAGTGATTCATCTTTAATAGGTTCAAATTCAAGTACCCCATTTACAATATGCATTTTTTCTACAATATAATCCTGATACTCCATTTGATAATAATCATCTTGGATTCGTTGAATTAGTTTTTCACAAATTCTAATATATCTAACATCATCTTCAACACCTTTATATCTATCATGTTTAACTAAATAATTAGCTGTGTTTTTTAATTTGAATTTTAATGCTTCAAAAATAAAATAATTATCCCAATCCCTATCTTTCCAAACAACAGGAAACCATTCCCAAAGATTTTTAATACCTTTAGCTATATCTCTATGAAGATATTTAAATTCCCACTTAAACCAACGGTACAATTTCCAGTACCACTCATTATATTCTTTACTCATATTGTTCCTGAAACTAAAATTGAACCATCACCTAAAATTTTATAATCAAATAAATGTTTTTTTAAAGCACTAGTAGCTAATGTTTTCATTTTAGTACTATTGCCAGTAATAATTTTACCTTGAAAACCTAGTACTCGATAGTCCCACATGATAGCCCATTCTTCAACTATCCATATAACATCCTCATGTTTTACTCCATGTAGATCTAATGTGATAATATCTTTTTCCATAACTTGATTGCTTTAATTAATCGTTTTCTAGTTGTTTTATTTTTTATTGATTTTCTGTGTCGTGGAGTTTTCATAGCGGTAATAAATACATACAATTGTATCACCAATATGAAATGCTTTACCTATTGAAACAACTACTTGACCATTTAGTGTTTTACCATAATAACGATAATCAGTCTGTAATGTATTTTCTTGACCTGGGGATGTGGACCATACTGAGTCAATAGTTGATATTATTTTTTCTTTATCAATTATTCTAGTTTCATCAGGTACTAAATCAGTAACAAAAAATCCTAATATTAACAAAGCTAAAAATGTTCCAACTCCAATAATTCCTTCTTTATTCATTATTTTTCAAATTTATGATGTTTATGTAAATATCTTAAGTCACCTAATGTTTCTACACCTTGAGCTGTATTATCAATAGGAATAACTGCCATTGAATCAGGTAATAATTCAACCAAATCATTCAACCAAATAATAGCTACCTCACCTTTTCCAATACCTCTACGACGAGCTACTTCTACTTGTTTATCTTTAACTTCAATAACAAATGTTGTACTCATAATTAATTACTTAAGGGTGCTTTAATTGCTGGATGTGGGTCATATCCTAACAAAATAAAATCATTCAAATTAATTTCATCTGCTTTACCTTTCAATGCGGCTCTAAAGTTATGACCTGAACTCATTTTCAATACAGGTAATTCTTTAGGTTCCCTATCCATTTGTTCCTTAGCTTGTTCCAAATGATTCAAGTACAAATGTGTATCGCCTAAATGACCAATTAAATTTTCAGGCACCATATTCACTTCACGAGCAATCATCTCAAGTAATAGACCGTATGAAGCAATATTAAACGGCAAACCTAGGAACACATCAACTGAACGTTGATTCCAAAGTAATGAAATTGCTCGTTTAGGAGTTCTATCACTAAATGCTTCTTCAGTAATAATAAAATTATCTAATTCTAGATCCCTATTTTTCATTACCCATTGTATTTTTTCTTCCAAACTCAACTCTCTTGTATAAACTTGAAATCCATAATGACAAGGTGGAAGAACCATATACTCAAGAGCATCTACATTCCAAGCTGAAACCATCAATCGTCTTGAATCAGGATTATTTTTTAATTGATGAATTAAATGTTTAATTTGATCAATTGTTCCACCTGCTAAATCATTTGATTCCCAAGCTCTCCATTGTGCTCCGTAAATAGGACCTAAATCACCCCATACATGAGCAAAATCACCATTGGTTTTAATTTGTTCAATAAACTTATCCATTGGTAATGGTTCACCCACACCTACTCTAGAATCCTTATATCTCTTATAAGCATCACCATTCCAAATATTACAACCATTATCAACTAAATACTTAATATTAGTATCACCCATCAAAAACCACATCAACTCAGTTGCCATTGTTTTAAATGCTACTTTTTTAGTAGTCAACAATGGAAAACCATTCCTCATATTATGATGAATTGTATAACCAAAAATTGATTTAGTACCAGTACTTGTTCTGTCTTTCTTTTCAACACCAAATTCAAGAATATCTTGTAGTAATGTTTGATATTGTATATCTAGATTATTCATAATTAATCTTCAACTTCTTCAATTTCATTAAGCCATTTTGAAGTTTTCTTTCGCTGTTGTTTTCTGAATTTATGATTCTTTTTCAAATCTTCAATCCATATTTTTAAAACAGCTAGTTTTTGTAAATTACTTGTTTTACTCATGTTTTTATTAAATATTAAAATTAGTGAAAATATAATTTGATAAATTATCTACAATTTGTTCATCCATAACTTTATTTCTAAAATCATCATAAACAATAACATCAACATAACCTAAATCTTCATCTTGTGTTACTTCTACTTGATAATGTTCATTGTGTGTTGTTAAGTCAAACCTTAACACAACTTCAGTTAATCTAGAGTGTTTAATATTTGTATCCATAAAATGTGTTATATATCCATCCCCAACAATTTTTTTTCATTCTTTGTATTTTAATATCAAATCTACGTTTAGCACATTGGATTACATATGTTTTAGGTTTTTCATCCAAAGATCTCATATAAGCCTTCAATGCTTTACCAAACTGTACCTTAAACATACTAAATAGAAACCAAAACAGTTTCTTTTGATCAAATGAGTCAAACACCCATTTTCCACCTTTGTAGTTGGCAATTTTTTTCAATTCACCACTACCTTCATAACCTGAAAACAACTCAATACAGCTTAACTGTGTTTTAAACACTAAATACTCTGTTTCACTTAAATTGTACATAAAATTCATAACTCTTTTTTTATCTTTTTATCTTAAATAATATAATTAATTCTTTTTAAAAAGCCAAGTGGGACTTAAAAGTCCCACCTAGCTGAAAGAAAGAAATAAAAAGTTTGTACTGCTGGCCGGGATCGAACCGGCACGAACCTTACGGCTCACAGGATTTTAAGTCCTGCGCGTCTACCTGTTCCGCCACAACAGCATATTTTTAAATATCATATATTGTAATACTCTTTTTTATACTTTCTTTTCTCAGTAAATTTAAAGTAACCAAATGATATGATAAAAACTAAAGCAAATAAAGTGTATTTAAGAACTTTAAAACACCATAAAATAAATAAAGCTAAACCACCTGCTAATAACCAACTATTTAACTCTTTACTCATTATAAATCTTTATTTTCCTTCTTATCTTATATTAATATAATAAATCTTTTTCCAAAATCCAAATCTTTTTAATCTTCTTTTATAGTTTCATATGAATAATGAACTGAATCTTTTTGTATTGTGAAATACAGATCAAAGTCTTTATCACAATCACGATTCTTACTAAAGTACATTAAACGTTGATTACTTTCTTTGGATCGCTCAATATGGCACATTGCATCAGTCATGTGTTTTAACCGGTTTGATCCAGCGAAATCACCCGCCTTAGTCATTTGTTGTATATTAATAAATGTGGTGTAACGTTTATTTTTATTTTCACCTTTTTTATTTCTATCTTGTAAAGACAAAAACCATGACTCAGCAGCGTTTTCAGTTATTTTATAATGATCTCTAACCATATCAATAACCTCAGCTATTGAATCTACAGCTACAATATCATAACCTTCATTAAACACATATTCAAGAGTTTCTTTAACTGTTTCAGCATAGTTTTTCAAAAATAATGTTTTAACACAAGAAAATTTAGGCAAACGCCTACAGTACTTATAATAACCAATTTCATCCATCTCACCTGAGATAAATAAACATTTATAACCTTGACGAGTAAAATTAGAAAGCATATCAAGTACAACTGTTGATTTACCACTACCAGGACCACCCACCATAACCATATTAGTACCAGGCATAATCCCACCTTCAGTACTTAATATAACATCAAGTTCTGATTTTGTTTGTATTGGTTTAAATAAAGAATCATTAAAATTAAGTTCATTACCACTAATTAGTTTAATACTAGTTGGATCAAATAATTTTGATTCTGTTTTTTTAGATGGTCTTCCTCTTTTAGTTTTATTCATAACTTTTATTTCTGTTGTTGTTTTAAAATATCAAAATACCAATCACGCTCATGAGGTCTGGGTTGAAATACAGGTTTATCAATTTCATGAAGATATACAGTTTTGAATTTATTTTGTTTTTTAGCTCTTTTATTTGATTCATAATAATATAATGGTCCTGTGTATTTTTGTGGTTTTGGTTCTCCATTTTCATAATATACAATTCTTCTAGGTCCATCCCAAGATCTAAATGCTCTACAAGTAACTCTATACCATTTGCCTTCTTTTTTAAGTTGAATTTGAGTTTCTTTTACAGTATTAAAATCGTACTTTAATTGGACAGTGTTACCTTTTTTCTCACTCATTTATTAAAATGGAAGTATTTCATCAATTGAAAATTCAACACGTTCCTCATCTTTATTTTTTCTAGGAACTGGTGGGTGTTCAAAATATTTTTCTAGCCAAGTTACAGGATATATTAAAACACGACCTGTATATCTAGAATTATTAATATGTTTTTCTCCAAATGGTATTTTTTGTAAGGATGCTTCTTTATATATTTCTTTTCCTAATGCGGGTCCAGCCGCTTTACCTAAAAAATTATACAATGACATAAAACTATCATTATAATAGGGACTTTCACTCCAATATGGTCTTTCTTTTATCATTTTATTTATTTTTAACTGCTTTAATATGTTTACAACCTTCCATTCTATTCTTTAATCTATAAAAACCTTGGCAATTACATGTCCAATAATTTTTAGATGGATCAAATTTAACTTTATACTCACCTAAACCTGAACCACTTTCTGCTGTGAATATTTCTTTTTTTACTTTTATTTCAGGTTTAATCCAGTTAATATCTTCTAATGTTGTAGCTGGGTGTACTTTTAACCAAATAGGAACAATATGTTTTTCACCCCTTATTGTTATAATAGAGGGGTTTAATGTATGTTCCACGTCATATTTAAAAGCACTTACACCACAACCTAAAACATCTTCTTCAGGTGTATATGAATAAGGAAGACTACCTTCAATTATTTCATCAACTACATTACCATCTTTATATGTTTTATAAATCCTTAATAACATCTTTTTTTCTTTCTTTTACTATAATAATATAATTAAGAATTTTTAGTTTTCAAAGTCTTTTGTTTTTTCTTACCTTCATGAGTCAATAAGTAAACATTCTCTCCTGTTTCAACATCAATATTTGCATAAATCAAACCTAATTCAATCATATTATCTAAATGGTATTTAACAACACATTCCCTGATAATATCTTCTATTTGTTCTTCATCAAGCATAGGTTCATCATGATCAATTACATTTTCAATAGCTTTGAACATAACACCTTCTTCAATCATTTCAAGAAATTTTTGTTCATTTTCAATTTCCTCATCTAAACAAAGTTGAGGTGCTACTGTTTCAAAAAAACTCATCATCTTTGAAACATAAATCTGTGCGTCTATTGGATAATTATTCATATTATTTCTTTATTTGGTTATACAATTCAATAACTTTATCTGATTCTTCATGAGTCAAACTATCAACTAGTTCTAACAAAATGTCTGTTGTTTCATGATCTGATTCTCCATACATGTCAATTTGTGCATTTGCTCTGAGTTGCAACTCAATAACTCTGTTTACTTTTTCAATGTTCATATCTTTTTATTTTTCTCTTTTACCTTAATAATATAATAAAAGATTTGTGGTACTCCAAGGAAAAATTAAAATAAATCTTTTAAATTATTATCCTGGTCCTTGAACGTATCATTAAATTTTCTAAGGTACTCATCCCTATCCAGAATCTTATTGGCCGCTTTTTCCAATGATTTATTTTTGTTAGGTTTTGGTTGTTTTTTATTTTTTTGTTTCATGTCCATAAATAAAGGGGCCTAGTTAAAAACTAGACCCCAATGTAAAAGATAAGAAATAAAAGATACTTTATTTTTTAGTTTTGGCAGCTGGTTTTTTTCCAGCTGGTTTTTTATTATAGCGTTTCCTTGGTGCAGGTTTTGGTTTAATAGTTTCTGGAATGAATGGTTGTTCTTCAACAACTGGTTCATCTGTGAGTGTTTCATTAGATGAAACTTGATCATTTTTTGAGAAGTAAAAATTGTAAATAAAATAAATTACAATTAAAGCTAGGCAGGTGATAACTAAGATATTCATGATTATTTTTTATTTAATATTTCTAATATAGATTTAATTTGACTACATTCTTCATACATCTCATTTTTAACAAATACATTCATACATCCATTTAATACAGTTGGATATTCTTCTTTGTCTATTGATAATTTATATGTTTCTTCTGTTTCACGACAATAAACAGAAAATATGTTTGCCTTTTTTCTATTTTTAGCTATTGCTATTTTAACACTACTAAATAATTCACTAACTACATCTAAGTCTTGATTAGAGAATTTTTTTACAAATTCTTCAAAAGAATCAACAATTATTTTTTTCATAGTTTGGTCCATTTATTTTTGTAGTTTATATTACTAGCAGCATACATAGCATAATCATTCCTAATAGGTTGACCACTATTGTAAGCACCACAAGCTAATTCCCAATCATTGTAAATTGAATGCCATTTATTAAGCATTTGCATACTAATCTTAACATTCAAATCTATATTAGTTTTTAATTCTTTTTCACTTAAACGATGTTTAACATATGGATGTGCCCAACGAGTAATAATCTGCATTGGTCCTACAGCACCAGCGTATGATTTTTGATATGGGTTATAATCAAAATCAAATGGTCCTTGGTAACGAGTTTCTAGATAAGCTACATTATAAGCTATATGTTTTGGAATATTGAAACTATCACTCCAGTGTTCAATTGATTCATACATCTGGAGTGAAATAGTTCCATTAGCTAAATCTAAGCGTTCTTCAAAATAATCTAGACGTTGATTAACATTATAATACATTAATCCAACAATACCTAGAATAATAATCAAATACCAGTGTTTCAATTTAGCAAACATAGTTGTTTTTATTTAGTTACTACAGGACTAGCAATTTTACTAGCATACATTTTAAAGATAATTCGTCCAATAGAATCACTATAGATAGTATAACTTCCTGTTTTACGATCCATCATAATTAATTTATCTTCTGAATCAATAGCAATTCTTACTTCCTTATTAAGGATAGTTTCATTAACAGCTTGTGGTTTCATTTTTAGTTCTTGGAAATAGTAACCTAAACCAAAACCAGCAATTAAAGTTGATGCTACAATAGTAACATTCATAAAGCGAGAAAATGCTGCTTTAAATTTTTCTTTGAACTCTTCTGTGATTAATTTTTTCATAACTTATTTCTTTTTATTTTGTTTCATTTGACTTTGCTCAGACTTAAGCTTAGCTTCATACATTGGATGGAATTTAGGTTTTTCATTTTGTAACCTTTCTTCTATTCGTTTTTGTCTTTGTTCTTCTTCAAGTTTATCCAATCTAGCTATTTGTTCAGCTAATGTTGGTTCTCTATATTTGTTAGATTCATCTGAACGATTAATACGTTCATTACGTTTCATTGCTCTTTCAAAAGCATCTTGACTACATATTTTTAATCCCATACTCTTTTTCTTTTACCTTATTAATATAATTATCCTTTTTTAAAAAACCAAACTTTTATCTATAAGAAATAAACTCAGAACCATCATTTGGAGTTTCATCATCCATTAACCCTAATTCTTTAAAATGTTCTATTTGCCATTCATCCAATTCCCAATTAACTTCATTCTTTTTAGCTGGGGTTATATAATCTTCAATTGCTTTTACTTGTTTATTGTTGAATACATCTCCAGCATATAAAAAATAACAATTATAACATAACATTTCTAAATTGTTTAAATTCCAATTTTTCTTATTTTTATCTTTAAAACTTAGTAATAAAGGTGTTTTTAAATCTGTTAAACGTTGCTCATGAAAATCACATTTATAACAATGTTCAACTAAATGTCCTTCTAATAATAATCTATTTTTAAGTTTATCAGGATTATATGAATCAATAGAAACTCTACCTTCAATCAAATCATTTAATAATGGTTCTTTACCTTTAGCAATTGTATGTTTGGCTATCCCTTTACCTGCCTGATTTTTATGAAGATCAAAAAGACTCAGTCCAGAATCCTCATCACGGAAAAGTTTCATCCATTTTTTTAAATGTTGATAAGAACAATGTAAATACCTAGCAGCAGCTTTAACTGATCTAGTTTTGATCATTGCTGTTTGGATTTCTTCTTTTGATAATGGTCTTGCTTTCATTTAGAATCAAATGTTTCAAGTTTAAATAATACATTCCAAAGATCCTCAGGTGTGTCTAATTCTACTTCATTTCCATTATCATCTATTAATGTATTTATTGATCCGTCTGGATTGATTTTTTCATATAAATAAAAATTAATTAATTCATATCCGTCTTTACCAAATGTGAATAATAAAAGTGCATCTATTACTTGATAAAACGCTTCATCATAACTTGAAGTGTCAAGTCGTAAGTCTGCGTTAACTAAACTACTTCTTGTATCTAACACTTGTATTCCATTTATAATAGCGTAGAACAATTCTTTTTTCTTTTCTAAAGTATTTTTTTTCTTTCGTTTAAAAGAAGTGTTTACTTTAAGTAATTCATCAATTGCTTTTTTTACTAAATTGTATTCTTGATCTTTCATAACTCTAATTCTTTAATTAATTTAACTATTTCAGAACATTGTTCATAACGTTCATCTTTTTTATAATACTCAATACATTGGTTTAATGCTTTTTTCCAATCTGATTTATTAATTTCTACTTGATATTCTGAATATGCTACTTTAAATAAAATAGCTGTTTTTGATCTATTTATAGCAGCGTCTCTAATAGCTTCAACAGTTTCAGAATATACTAAACTAATAAAATTATTACTTTTTAATAATAAGTCATGGTCAAGACCTTTACCAACAAAAGCTATATTGAGTGTGAAAGGTTGTCTTACAATCATGATATCTCATTTTTTATAAATATTAAATCTTTAGATATGTCATTAATATTTTTTATTTCAACTTTAATATTACCTAATTCAAATTCACCAGTATCATTTGTTTCTTGAATGATTTTATTTAATTGAGTTATAACTTTAAAATCATTTTGATTTATCTGTTTTAAATCTAAATTAATAATAATATCATAATCATCTATATTTTTTGGATTAATATCCCCTAAAAATTCTTCACCATTAAAAGGAATATAATTACTAACTATTGAACATTTTTTATAAACAGGAGTTAAAATAGGATGACCATACAAATCGTTTTCTATCCAACTACCCCATTTCTTAATATAGTATTTTCTTGCTTTTTCTTCAGCTATTTTAAAATAATCATCATTAACTCCTATTTTTTCATTCCATCTATGACCACGACATGTTAAGTGATAAACAAAAGCATCTCTAGATTGAATCAATTCATATCCTGCTAATATCCACCTTTGAAAAATATCTGAGTCTTCATATGGAAATGGGGCAAAATTCCAGTCATGACCTCCAATTGCTAAAAAATCTTTTTTATAAAGTAACCATGGTGCAAACATTCCTTTAGTAGTTTTATCAGGAAATTGACTTTGTAATTTTTGACAATGCAATTCAAAATCAGCTATATTTAATGAATCAAAGTCCATTCCAAAGTCCATAACTATTTTTTCATTACCTGGAGGATGCAATGGTGGTTCTATTCTAGTACCACATACTACAGTTCCGGGTTTTAAATGTTTTAACATATTTTCTATGTAGTTAGGACCAAGTATCATATCAGCATGAATAATACCTACAATATCATACATGGTGAAATCTATACCTTTATCATATAATATAGTATGACCTACTCTTTCATTAGATTTAAATATTCTTAATTTATTATCTGAGTTATATATTGTTTGCATCCAATCCCAAGTACCATCATTACTAGCATCATCATACATAATAATTTCTACATTTGGAGCATGTTTTTTAATACTATAATAAGCATTTTTTAAATGTCTAAGGTTATTATGAGATGGTATAATTAAGGAAATCATATTAACTTTAATTTTGGATTTTTTACTTCTATTTTGTTTACTTTTATTTTTATAGTACCAAATTCATACTCACTATCTTCTTCCACTTGGTCTATAATATCTTCTATATTTTTAATAATATAGTTAAGATTTTGTATATCTCCTAGCTTATTATCAAATTCTATAACAACATCATTATTTAATTCATTTACAAATTTAGAATGTAAATCAAATTTAGATATAGGTTGAAATGTTTCTATATAAGGAATAACATTGCAATCAACTATTAAATTATTAAAATATGGTTCTAAAGATACTAAACTAGTATCACAATTAATTATTTTAATACCAACGTCATATTTTTTATTAGGTTTAGGTTCACAAGGTCCATATTCTTGAAATACACCACCCCATTTTCTAATATATTCTAATAATGAAATTTGATTTTTTAATTGCCAATCTTGTGATTTATTATTTAAGTCTTTAGTTTCTTTAGCATGTTCAAATTGCCCTCCTCTACAAGTTAAATGATAAACTAAACTAGACCATACTTGTATAGTATCATAACCAGCTAATTTAAATCTTCTAAATAAATCAGCATCTTCAAATACTGATAAGAAAATAGGATCATGACCTAAATGATCATTCCTATTTATTAACCAAGGAGCAAAAGATGATTTAGTTAATTTATTTTCATTTTCTTTAGATGTTTTAACTACAAATTGATTAAACTCATCCCATTTAATTTCTTCAGGCCATAAACCAAAGTCCTGTACTATTTTTTCAGGTCCAGGAGGGTGTAATGGTGGTTCTATTCTAGTACTACATACAACTGATTGAGGTTTATAATGTTCAATTAAATACTTATCAGCATCAACACCTAATATCATATCAGCATGAAATGCTACTACTAAATCAAATTTAGCTTCTTTAAACATTAAATCATAAGCGTAACCAATTCCTTTACATTCTGATTCTGAGTTTAGAATATAACGGATTTTGTTTTCTTCTAACCATTCAACTGTACCATCATTATCTTGGTCTACAAATACTAATATCTCATTTGTTGTATAATGAGAGTTTATCTCAATAGAAGGTATACATGTTTTTAAATACCTTAAATTGTTTTTACTGGGTATACAAAATGTTATCATTTGAATAAATGTTTATATTTTTCCTTATTATTTTTTATATATTGAGGTAAGTTATCTTCATTAAGAGTTAACTTATAATTTCGTCCATGAAAATAAGAACTTATAACTTCAATATTATTTTTTAATTTATTTTCTATATCATTTTTAACAACATCATTATTAAATTCTTGATGTCCATAAGATTCTATTTTTAATTTAATCATGTCAGGACCACCCATGAAAGTAAAATGCCAACCACCATTATCAATATATTTGTATGGAGTTCTAGCTGGGTTACGTAAATGATTAGTACTAGAGTTTTTAATATTTTTATATTTTGTTAATGTTACTCCAGCCCATGGTTCATTTGATTCAAGGTTCATATATCCACTATATACTATTTGTCTAAGTTTATACACAGTAGAGTCTTCTAAACTATAATTTAATTCTGGGTTCCATATTTCATCTAAATCACTAATAAAGCAAATGTCATCATCATTTAATCCTTGTAATGGTATTCTAATACATTCTTTTTGATAAAATTCTTTTAACCAATGTAATTCTCCTGGAGGTACATTAGTAGTAGTTAAAGCATGATGAATAATATTTTCTTCTAGTTTAGTAATATTTGGTTTATTTAGTCTAGATCTTAGTTCAGGCCAGCTAATTACAGGGTCTTGAATAACATAATGAATAATTTTATGTTCCCATTCTTTAAATCTATCTTTATTTTCTTGGTAAAATAAAGGTTTTGGATTTCCTGAGAATGTTTCTATACATTCAATTATTACAAATTTATCTACTTTGTCATTTAACATTTGGAGTCTGATTTCTAATAAATCTAACTCATTAAAAAAGGTGAAAATATCGTATACCATTATTTATTATAAATTTGAGGATTGTTTGACATATATAACTGTAAATCTCTTTTACATTCATCATAAGAAAATAAAATACCATCACGATCTTGATAGAACCAGTCTTCATATAAGTTATAATTACAAGTCCAATAACCATTAGAAACATTATGTCTACCCCAATATTTAGGCGCTATAACCATTCTAGCATTTCCTGTAACTGTTGGCCATATAGCGAAACTTGAATTTGATAATATTAAATACTTAGCATTTTTTATTACTGAATAGTCTCTACCAACATCAAAATGAAAAATATTATCAGACAATTCAGGTAATACTCTTTTAGCTTCATCTGGGTTCTCTGTAATTACAACAAAAGTAAAATCTGGGTTGATTTTTAACATATTGTATATAGCTTGAACCCAATAATTTCTTGTTAAGTACATAGCTTGACAATCTGGTCCAGAATAGTCTCTATAGTTTAACACACAAATATCATCACTTGAAAAATCATAAACTTCAAATTCTGGTTTTACCTTAAGCCAGTTTTTTAAGTCATTTTTTCTATGACGAAAATAACCTTCACCCTGCATAACACCATCAATTTTTGTATTATCAGTAATGTTTATAAGATTATAATCTATATCTCTAACATCACACCCTAAAACTCTATCATGTTGACTAGCATTTGTTTTTAATCTTAATTCTTTTTCAACATAATGATTTGTAATTCCTTGAACTGGTTTTCCAAGATCAAGGTCCATAAAATATAACCCATGATCATTAAATCTTCTATCTCCTAAATTTTCTAATCCAGTAAAACCAAAATCATATCCTTTATCAGCAGCTATAACTCTTGTAGTTACATAACATGCTAATTGGTTTCCTAAACCCTGGCCATAATAAAACTCTGTAGCTATCATATATTTTTATTTTATTTTTTCTAGTAAACATCTGCCTTCTAAATCTTCTATACATCTTATAGTATGTTTAGGAAGGTATTTTTTAATATATTCTTTAGTTGGGATATTATAATAATCATGAAATTCTACTTCAATCCATTTTACTGTTTTCAAAAATGTAGAATTTTCAATTACATTATATTCTCCCCCTTCTATATCTAATTTAATAAGATCAACTTTAGGAAATTTTAATTCTTCTAAAGTAGCCACTTCAACTTCTATACCAGGTATACTTGAGTCAGGTACTAATCTAAATCCACCAATATTATCATCAACAGAATATATTTTTGGACTAACTAAATTATAACCAATTGCTTTTTGAAAAAATAATACTTTTTGTTTTTTAACATTATTTTGCAAAAATATAAAATTATCTTCTTGTGGTTCAATAAGATAAGCTTTTTTAAGTGTATCTATTTTTTCAAAAAGTACATTACAAAACTCTCCAACATTAGCACCTATATCTATATAAGATTTAATTTTATCTTGTTTTAAAATTTCTATTACATCCTTATAATACTGATAGGTTTCTAATTCTGATCTAGTATATAACATGTGTGATTCTCTACTTGATGGCATTTTAATTGTATTTTTTATTTATATATTCAAATTCATTATTTTTAACTTGTTGAGTAGCAATTGTGTTACTCACTTGATTGTTATGTTCTCTATTCACAACTGTAATAAAATTACAAATTGATGGTAAACCAAATTTATCATATAAACGTTTATAGTATTCTACATCCATGAGCCAAAATAAATTTTCATCAAACAAAATTAAATCATCTTTATACATCATTAAAACACTTGGTGAGCTAATAGTATTTTCACCATAATGAATGTTATCATGATATTTTGGATAAAATGGATTATATAATTTTAAATCATCTTTAGAGTGACAACAAGCTGTAACTAACCAATGATTATGATTACCCGCTAAATGTACTAACATAGTTTCAAGACTTTTATTATCATAAAGAAAATCATCTTGAAATAATATTTTTATAACATCACCTGATGATTGTTTCATAGCAGTATTGATGTTACATGAAGAAACACCTCTACCATAATCATTATAAAAATGTTTTATATCAAATTTAGATTGATATTTTTTACAAACATTTTCAATTAATGGAGTAGTACTATGATCAGATATTATAACTTCAAAATTTTGGTAAGTTTGTTTTTCCAATACTGATAATGAATGGTCTAGATAATTAGCTCCAAAACCTTTCATCTCATATGTTGGTATACAAATACTAACTTTCATTTTTATTTTCTAGCAAACCATACTCCCATTTGAGGAGCATGTACAAAACCAAATTTCCCTTCAGCTACAATATTAAATCCCCACTCTTTTATTTTATTCATAATATTTTCTCTAATATCTTCAGTGTGATATTCAATAGCTAATTCAGTAATGGATTCCATATCCTCATTATTTAAATTATATAAAACTGTTTCATAAGCTTCAATATCACATTTTAAAGCTGTAGCTTGGATTTCATTTAAAAGACTTTTAACTGTATCAGTATTATCAATAAACATAGCTCTAGCTTCTAAATTTTCTATGTTTAAATCATTAAAATAATCTACTTCTGATTGTCTAGTATCAATAGCTAATACTTTTAAAGCTCCTTGTTGTAAAAAATAAGTTGGACTATGATGTTCAACTTGGTGTGTATCATGTCTACCACATCCTAAATCTAATACTACTTTTCCTTTAGGATGAAAATGTAACCAATGATGTTCTGAATTTTCTGAGGCAATACTGTGTTGTTCCATTTTATTTTTAAATTAGTTTTGATAAATCTGTTTTCATGTTTTCTGTAACTTCATAATTACACATCCAAATAGTATATAAAGCTCTTTCAATTAAATGACTTTCTCCAGATAATTGAGTATGTTCAACAAATAATCTTAAATTTTTATAAAAAACTTTATCATATTTGTATATATGTTCTTTTGGTACTACAAAATTTCCACCTGGAGGAAATCTAACATATTTTGGTAATACTGGATCTGTAAAACAGTATAACATAAAGTCATTATATGTTTGAAAGTATTTAATTGGATGTTTTGGATTGTTTAAATACCAACTATTATTTATTTCTAACCACCCACCATCACTAGAGAACATAGCTATTCCTGCTTGTAAACTTGGTTGATTTGGATCATGAGCTTTCCAATCTTCAATAGGGGTAAAACATTTTAATTTAACTAATTGTCTAAACTTTTCTTCAGATACATGTCTAGGAAAAGTATTACCTTTACAAAATACAATTATGTTAGGTAAATCATCATAATGATCAATAATGTAAGTTAGATAATCATATATGTTATAACCATTTATTGAAGATTTAACAATGTTATAATTAGGATATTTTTTATAAAGATCTACAACTTCAAAAGGATAAGAAGCATTTTCTAATAAACTAGCGTCCCAAGTTTTATCATATATAATATGATTAGGATAATCTTTAACCCAATCTAAATTATTATTATAATTTGATATACAAAAAAAGTTTAAATCACTATCCATTCTTTACAATATAAATCATTAGTATCATGAAAATAATAGGCTGGTCCAAACCATTGTTTAGGTGCTACAACTAACTTATTTTTATTTTTATTTAGATAAGCAGCCCACCAACTAAATGAACTATTTGCTATTATATTATGATTGCACATTGACATTAAACACATATCAATATACGGATCAACATTATTAATATAATGAATATTTTCTTGTTCTCCAAATAATTCTTTACAATAATTTACATCATCAGAAAAAATGATAAAATGATATTCTTTATCACTAAATAATTTAATAGCATTTGAATAATATTCTGGGGAGCATATTGGATGGAAATTTTCTAATCCTTTATAATCACCTATTCTTAAATGTATAGATACAGTTTCTGTAGTTAATTTAGGAAATAATTTATTAGCCTCACTTTGTATATCTAGTTTGAAAGTAAATAATTCTAGTATTTCTTCTTTAACATGTTCAAAATATTTTTCTGTTTGATAATATCCTTTTAAATCAGCATTATCAGGTATAGAAAAAAATTGTTCATTAAAATGAAAATGAGGTTCTTGAACTTCATATTCAAGACTTGGGAATATATTTTCTTTAGATCTTAATATATCTTTTTTTAAAGTAAAAACTTTAGGTAAATCAAAAGTACAATATCTTGTTACTCCATCTTTAAATTCTTCATATTGTCCCTCAATCATATTCTCCATAGGAAAAGTAACATCATAATTTAGTTTTCTAGCTATACCATATGTCCCAGCAAATTGAAACATTTGGTTTCCTAATCTACCAAAAAGTCCTATTTTACTGTATGTTATCATACAAATTATTTTGTTTCTCTTGTTTCTCTATAGTTTTTATATGCTTTAAAGCTACTATTTCATTATCAGGAAGTGGAGCTAAAGACTTATAACCAATTAATACTTCATGTACTTTATTTTTCCATTGTATTTCAGGAATATTTTTACAAATTCTAAACTGATAATCAGGGAAATTTATCCAACCTTTTTCATTTACTCTCCATCCCCATTTATCAATATGTTGTTGAGTTAAACCCTCAACTATATTAACTCTAGGTACTAACATAACTTCTACTTTATCTTGATTTAATTCAATAATTTCTCTAATTAAATGAATTTGATCTTGACTAATTTCCTCATCAGCATCTAAAAAGAAAATCCAATCTTTTGAACAACGTTTTTTAATACTATTTTTAAAAGTAGCAAAGTCTCCATTTAAATCACTAAATACTTTTATTGCTGGGATTATTATTTTTCTTCGTCTAGATATTACTGGGTTATAGAATCCTTCAAAATCAGATATTATTTTTAAAACTTTATCTGTTGTATTACTACTATCAACTTGAATTATTATTTCATCATTTTCAATAGTACAAGTTTCTAATTGTTTTAATAATCTACTTAATTCATATGCTTCATCACATACAGTAATAGCAAAACTAATATTAATCATAATTTAATTATCAAATAACCCTAAATAATCACAAGCACTAATAAAGTCATTTTCAAAATGTTTCATAGTAGATGGATCTGATTTATATTTAGCTCCTTTATTAATAGCTTCTTTTTGTTCTTCTTTACTAAGTTTTCTAACTTTAATAACTGACCATTTCCAATCATCTTTACTAGTACCATTAATAAATACTGTTCCTTTATCATGCATATTAAATGTCATAGGATACCAAATTCTTTTTTCTTTATCAATATGTTTAATATCTTTATACAATTCAGGCATTGTTAACTCATACTCAAAAGGATCAAATTCACCCTCAATCATAAGGTCATTAGTATGAAAACCACAACCCATACAATTATATGAATTTTTAGTCTCATTAATAGGTAATGAGTAACAAGCATCTGATCCACATTTGGGACATACTATTAAATCATCTTTTATCATATTTTCTTTAATTTAGGTAATTCAACTTTTTTCAATTGAGGTAATTTTAGTTCAATTTGTTTAGGTAACTCAGAAACATTTTTATCAAGTATATGTTTTAATTTTTCTACCATCTTTTCAAATGAAAATTCATTTTTAGACTTAAAAGCCTGACGTTTAGCTAATTCAGAATATTTTTTATAATTTAAAAAAACATCATTTAAAGCTCTATTTACTTGAACAATATCTGGGGCAAACCATAATCCTTCTTTTAATATAATTCCTTGAACATATGCACTTGGGTGAGTTGGTCTTAATTCACCTCCAACAGATAATACAAATTCTGGATTTAAAAAGTCCATATGACCTGACCATCCTGATATGATTATAGGTTTTTTAAGAGTACTAAATTCAAGTAATGGACGACCAAAACCTTCACCTTTAGTTAATGATATCATAGCTTTAATTGAAGGGTGATTATACAAATAATTCATTTCTTCTTCAGATATATCACCATGGATTAGATAGATATTAGGTAAGTCTCCTTTAATTGTTTTTCTTACATTATCTATTCGTTTTAAAATTTCATTTCTATCTAACACTGAACTTCCTGCTCCACTTACTTTTAATACTAAAGCTGGTTTGTTCTTTTTATTTTTAAATGTTTCTAAAAATGTTTTTATTAATAAACCTACATTCTTTCTGTCTTCACCTATTTCACCTTGTAACCAATGTCCAACAAATAAATAACAAAATGTCTCTTCAATACTATCTAAAACTTCAACTATAGGACATTCAGGTAATTCATCATCAGGAATTTCAAAATATTTATTTAAATCAACTCCTTCAAATAATACATCAATGGGTTTTTCAAGTTTGATTAGTCTAACAATTTGACCAGCTTCATTATTTTGTTCAAAATTAATTTCTTCAAATACTTTTTTAGCATGTTCAGAAGAGACTAAAGTTAAATCCATTCTATTAACTCCATCAATCCAATTAGGATCACAAACTGTTGTTTCAATACCTGCTGTAACTCCTATACTATATTTACCAATATGTTGAAATTCATTAGGTACTGTTATTTGAAACCAAACATCAGGATGTCTAGATAATTGAGTTGTTAAGGCAGGTAAAAGATATGGTTGTAAAAATCCCCACTCCTCAATATGGTCCTCAATATAATTCCAAGGTGTATTACCCCAACGTTGAGGGATAATTTGAATATCCCAATCATTTTCTTTTGATTCAATAAGAGCTTTAACAAAATCTCTAGCTCTAGCTCCGTAACCTGAATATGTGTCTATAGGACAACTAACTACACAATATTGTTTCATATTAATATATTAATTTATGTTTAATTTTTTCTTTTTTTAAATCTTCAATTTTGATAAATTCTAAAGTAGGACGAGGTTCAAATTTTTCAAAACATTCATCCATGTGTTTAATTACATTATCTGACATAGCTTTAGCTGTCATCATAGATTCTTCACTTCTAACCCATTCCATACCTTTTAAACCTTTTTCTTCTCTTTCTTCAGGATTTAAATTATAAACATTTTCAATAGCTTTAGCTATATCTCTAAAATCACATCTATCATCCCAAATATAAGGTGTTGGTATTGAACCAACTAAAGACATATTATTAGGAAATACTGGTTCTACCCATTCACCATGTTCTTTGTAAGTACCAAAATGATTTGAGCAAAACTCATCATCAAATTCCATCCATTTCCCATCACGAACAAATCTCATTTGATCCTGCATACCACCAGTAACATTACCTATAATCATTGTTCCAGCCATCATACTTTCAGTTAATGATAATCCCCAACCTTCATTTGAAGAAATTAAACAAGTAACATCAGCTATGTTATATAAATAATTTAATTGTTCAGTTGATAACATTTTATCATATATCATAACATTAACATAATCATCACAAATGTAATCATAAACTGCTTCTAAGTCTGTACCATTTTCATCTCTAACTTGAGTATGTAAAACCAAAATACATTCTTTAGATTTTTCAGGTCCAATATTATCACAAAATACTTTATAACCAGCTATTAAATCAGGAACTGATTTTCTTCTAATATTACGAGCATTATAAAAAACTACATACTTATATGTTTTATTACCAAATAATTCTTTTTTATATAATAATAAGTCTTTAAATTTTTCATGATTAGCATCAATTTTAAAGAATCGTTCATGATTAATACCATGAGGTACATAACCAATAACTTTATTTTTAGCTTTATCACCTAAAACAAGTTTGTTAATATTAACAGTTTGTTTTGAAATACCCATTAAACAATCACATGATTCATAATATGATTCATTATATTTAGGTGCTGGGTAATTATCCCAAATGTTTAAATACATGATTGGAATTTTTTTCCTTATTTCATTTTCTATTTGAAATAACCAAACCCAATATCTAGGGTCAGTAAATAACAAAATAGCATCAATTTTTTCATGTTTAATAATTTGCCTAATTAAATCAGGATTACCATAACCACTAATAGGCATTACTTGAACATCAGCATCTTCAATCCCATTTAACTCATTTGTAGCTGGAGATAAATCAAATCGTTGACCTTGTTCTGGGTGATTAATAGCACCTCCTAAATTAACCCAATTGTAATGATGAGCTGTTCCTATAACAAACTCTTTACCCATTGTAGCGATTCCTGAATGTAATCTAATATCATCACATAATAGGAGAATACGTTTTCTCTGTTCTTTTGGAATATAACCTTGTTTACTCATAAATTTTTAATTAAATACTTCCTGTGGGTTTTGTAAAAATTGTTAAATCTTTTCTAAACTTAACATCATTGACATATAAATGCATACAACGATCTACTAATTTTTGAAGAGAAAATTTTGTTTTAACACATTCTACTTTAAAGTCGTTAAATAATTTTTCATCGACCTTGACAGATGTTAACTGTTGATTGTTTTTCATAACTTATATCTACTTATGTACGTATATAAATATATAACTTTTAGCTAAAAAACTGCTTTTGTTCAATATTTTTGTTACAAAGGTTTGATAGATTGTTATAAGGACACCAACGACAAGTATCTTTAGATACTATTTTTGGATAATCTTTTTGTACAAAAGTTCCATCACTATTAAAACATTCATCTAAAAATGATTGAAATGAAGTATTAGCTTTTTTCATTTTAATTTTACCAGCGGCGGGTTTAAATTCTTGAACTCTACCAATAACAAAATCTTCACTATCCCATATTTTTCTTCTAACTACTAAAAATTCAACTTCAACTTTATCAATATCAATTTTATATAAGTCAGAAAAATATTGTTTATAAAGTAAAATTTGATTGATTTTAATATCATCTTTTTTTTCTTTAGCTGACCAACCTCTAGTAGATGTTTTAATATCAAATATATAATATCTATCATATTTTTCATCATACAAGATAAAATCAATAAAACCTTTCATATACATGTTTTGTTTATTAGGAATAGGTTCAATAATAGGTACTTCAATACCAATTAGTTTCCATTGTCTAATTCCTAAATACTTGGCTCTATTTTTCTTAAAATATGATAGAATAGCTATTCCATCCTCATAAAATTCTTTCATCTCACCTGGAGATGAGAAATGTGTTTTTTTATTTCTGTCTAGTTCAGATTTATAATTTTCAGTAAATCTTTCTTTAAAGAATAATTCAATATCAAATTCATCAGCTTTTTTACCAGAAACATTATATATCATATCAATATATTTCTGCATTGCTTCATGCATTGATGTTCCAAATACTGTATGAATTGTAGGTGTATAAACTGCTTCACCTTTAACATAGTTTAAATACCATTGATAAGGACATTTTCTCCAAATTGAATACTGAGAATATGACACAGTTTTATCAATTGCATAATTTATCTCATGTAATTTTATTTTATTTACTGGATTTTTAAATTTAGCCATTATTTTTTTCCTTTTAACATTTGGATTGTTTTTTCCAAATATAAAGCTAAATCCATTGCTTCTTCTTTAGCATGTTGTAAATATTCTAATACTGATAAATCTGTCCTGTCTAATGTTTGACCATATTTTTCTTTACCCATTTGTGCTCTTTTAATATGTTCATCAATAACTGAGTCAACAATAGAGTCTGTTTTTATAATAGTACGAGATTCAATATCTCTTCTAACACCATAAATTTCACTATTTTTTGTCATTTTTCTTTTTTTTATTATAACCGTAAATTTCATTTAATATAACATCAATTTCTTGTTTTTCCAAGATATTTAAATAATCTTTAATTTCACGGGTTGAACATTGAAAATATTTAGCTAATGTTTCAATTTGTTCTGTATCATATTTAAGATTTGATTTTATATATTTACTCCAAGTTTTCTTTTTAGGTATAACATCTTTATAGAAATCATAAAGTTTATCATTAGGCATAGGATAAGTTTGAGCCATTCCAACAATTGGAATATATTCTTTAGTCATACTTAAAACCCTATTAACTATAAAAGGATTAAAAGCAGACTGATCAGTTTCAGTAAAACTATCCCATTCACGCTTTTCAAACGTGATCATATTAACCCAGTCAAATACTGTCATTAATCCTGTTTCTTTAACTCAGATGGAATAAATTCCTCATTTACATGTTGACATTTGCTACAAGAAAATACTGGAATTGGAATAATTCCATCTTGAGTTTGTCCAGTTAAAAACTTAGACACTTTACGTAACAACAATCCTTCTACAAAAACTGTGTTGCCACATTCGTCACATGCTACAGGAATTGTTTTATCCAATGTAACATTTACATTTACTTGATTATTTTTCATTTTTTGTTTGTTTATGTTCTTTCCAATCTAAATAAAAACCAATTGCAACTAATAAATTCATTCCAACTGATGCCCATAATTCCATTATATCTTCATAAATATTCATTGTTAGATGAACATGACCTACCATCCAAAATGGAACTGATAAATTACTTGATACCCATCTAATAAAATACATTATAAAGGTCATGATAATAATTTAGCAACAGTTGACATAAAATTAATTTCTTTATCTACAGCTGATATAGCCTGATATTGACCTTCAGCAATTATAATTATATCAGAAGCTGCTTTTGTATTATCATAAAGTGCTCTATATAACTCAGTAAAATCTCTTAAATTAGAATCAGCTATAATTTGTCTAATTTTAGTAAATGAGTCTTTAGAGCGTTTATTTAATTCATCAATAATTTCTTTTGATGGGTTTGCTTTTTGTAAATTACCATCTGTAATAGAGTTATTCTTAACTGATGACTGAAGTGAATTAATAATTCTCCTAATATCAGGGTAAAAATTACTTATATATTTAGCAACATCTTCTTTAATATAAGATATATTTTCTTGATCAAGAATGTTAATTACATGTTTATATATTTGTGGTTTAGATGGTGTTTCTAAACGGTATAAAGCGAGTCTAGATTGAAGTGGCTCAATTATACGTTCAATATAATTACATGTGAATATAAACCTTGTATTGAGTGAAAATGTCTCAATTACATTACGTAATGCGGCTTGAGCATTAATAGTTAAGAAATCAGCTTCATCTAATACTACAATCTTAATAGGTTGAAATGAAGCAGCTGAGGCATATGTTTTTATTTTTTCTCTAATTGTATCAATACCATTTTCATCTGAACAATTAATATAAATAAAATCACATTTTAAATTAACAGTTAATAACTTAGCAGCTGTTGTTTTACCAACCCCAGCTGTTCCATATAGTAATAAGTTAGGAAAGTCATTTTTTTCTATCCATTCTTTAACTCCAGCTATAAAATCATCATTGCCTAAATAAGTATCTAAAACAGTTGGTCTATATTTTTCAACCCAAAGTGAATGTTTTTTCATAATTAAAATATAATAAATAAAATAGCAATAGCAAAACCTATTATTGATGAAATTAAAACAATATTTTTAATATTATTTGAGGTATTTAAACTATCATATGATGGATATTTACTAGGTGAATAACCTAGTTCTATTAATTGTTTATCAAGCTTATCAATTTCAGTAGCCCAATATTCATAATTTCTTTTACTTTGTTTTTTGTTTAATTCTCTATCAAAAGTATTAACAATAACTTGTTCTTTCATTAATTTAATACAAATATCTCTTTCACGATTTAAATCTTCAATTTGTTCTTTTCTTTTATAAATAAGATCAAATTTCTTATAAATTTCATTTTTAGATACATTTTTCCACTCTGGATAAGTGGTACGAACTAATGTTTCAAATTTCTCAAAGTAATAAGAACGATTTTGGTGATGAGTAGCTAACTCAATCATTTCCTTTGTTAATTTTAACTTCATATAAACCTTTATTTTAGTGGACCCTGTAGGGTTTGAACCTACGACCCCCAGATTATGAGTCTGACGCTCTGACCAACTGAGCTAAGGGTCCATAAATCAAATAAGGAAAAATTAAATTTTCACTGAAAAGGTTTAAGATTTAAGTTTTCCAATTTTAAGCTTTCACGTTTAAATTTTAAGGCGAGCTATCAAAATCAAAATCTTAGTATCATGTTCATGAAGTAAAGCGATATGTGGTCGCCATTGTCCTAAATTAAAAATTTAATCTAGGTGCTACTAGCTTAATCTTCCCTTTATTTGATTATATCTTTGTTAAAGCATTAAATGCTTCAATTTCTTCTTGAAGGGCGTCAATTTTTTCTTCCCAATTACTTATTACTTGATCTTTTTGAATTTGATCCATCCAACATGAATATTCACTTTTTTCTTCACTATAGCCTCTTCTAAATAATCCTTTTTTAGTATCAACTTTTTTCATACGTGAAACTAAATTTTTAAGTTCTCCTAGTTCAAAAATTTTATGAGCAATTGGTTGGTTAGCAATTTGAATTTTAGTTTTCAAATTAACTAATTCTTGAGTAGTTGATAACCAACTATTATACATTATTTGTGGATCATATGTTTGTTCTTGATCTGTTTCAAATGAGTTACTATTAGAAAAACGAGAGTAAAACTCATCAGCTTTTTTAATTAACTTTTTCTTTTGTTTGAGTGCTTTTGTCAAATTCATATTTTTTCTTTTATAACAATATTAATATAATAAATCTTTTTTAGAGAGCCAAATTTTTTAAAAAAATAGTAGATATTCTTTAACAGTTAATTATCCTTTTATAACCTCCTTAGTTTTGTTAGATTGAAGTTTATCAATACGAGAGTCTATATATGATGTAATATCTCGTTTTTCTTCTTCAATTGATCTAAATATTTGTTCTTCAACACTACTCACTCGTTGATGAATTTCATTTGAGTTTTCTGATATAGATCGATGAATATGATCAAATTCTCTATACATAGAGTTTTCTAAATTCTCGACTTTTTTAGTCTGTTTGTAAATCTTAACTAAACCTAAAACTACTACTACAGCTACAGCCATACCAATAATTGTAAGCATACCTAAAATAAATGATGTAATTTCCATAATTTTTTCTCCTTTTTAATTTTTAAATTGTTTTAAATAAGTCAAAGAACATCTACTATTTTGTGATTCCGACAGGATTCGAACCTGTGACCTACAGCTTAGAAGGCTGTTGCTCTATCCAGCTGAGCTACAAAATCAATTTGTACTCGGTAGGGGAGTTGAACCCCTCTTACCAGGATGAAAACCTGGTGTCCTAACCGATAGACGAACCGAGCAAGTTGTAGGATATCGCTTAACCTACGATGATTGTACCTTTCATCTTTTACCCCATAAGGGATGATTTTTTTGTTACCCCTGATAGATTCGAACTACCATTAACTGGACCAAAACCAGTTGTCCTGCCGTTAGACGAAAGGGTAATGTGCGGAAGATGTAGGATTCGAACCTACGGAACCTCTCGGTTCAACAGTTTTCAAGACTGCCGCGATCGACCACTCTGCCAATCTTCCGTATAGTGGAGCGTCACTTATTTCTAAGTTATCCACTTCGGTTACGTTATCTTTCGATAAGAGGCTTTACCGAGCCCAAGGTAGTCAGGACAGGATTCAAACCTGTATACATGGATATGGTATCTACGGTGGATTACCCGCCTCACCTCACCACTTATCCTTGCGTCTACCACGTCAGGGAAACCCCTAACCTTCCGCCACCTGACTATAAAAAACCCTAGCAGTTTCTGTTGATCAGACAGTCTTACTAGGGATGTCAATTTAGCTTATGCCTTGGGCTATTCACTTATTTGACAACAAGACCACAGCTAGTGAGCAGTTCTGATGGTATGCTTCGTGGTACTTTGTTGCGGACGACAGACTCGAACTATCAACCCTGGGTTATGAGCCCAATGTGTTACCATTACACCAATCCGCTATATAGGTGGTGAATAATTTGCGATTATTCATTTCTACTTCTGAATATGCTGATTAAGTTAACATCACAGCAGGAATTTCATTTTCGTCTAACTACCACCTTGGAGCCACCTGCCGGACTCGAACCAGCGACCATCTGATTACAAATCAGAAGCTCTACCAACTGAGCTAAGGGGGCTTGTAAAAGAATTATTTATTTAATTCTTTAATACCTGTAAGAACTGAATCAGAACGAAGTTCTACTTGATGAGCCAATGAATCAACACTCATTGAATCAGTACAAGTTGAATCAGTACAAACTGAATCTTTAGATGAAGTTGAGGTTTCGTTTGAGCAAGAAGCCAAAGTAACCAATGTAGCGATAAATAATACTTTTTTCATTTTTAATTTTCTCTTATTTATAATAATATAATAAAAGAAATTTAAAAAACCAAATTTTTTAAAGATTTTTTAACATTTTCTTTTTTCTATATGATGATAGATAATTATTTTCAATTATAGTTTGTCTTTGAGAATTTATTCTATCTATTTCTTCTTGAGATAAACCTGTATCTTTAGCTTCTTCAGTGTCTATAAAACCATCATTGTTATCATCATATTTATCTAATATTTCTTCATCAGTTAAATTAGCTCTAATCATATCATTTATAACTTGGTTAGATATTTCTAATCTAGCATCATGATCATCTTTAATTATTTCTTCAATAGCTTCTTTTTGTTCTTCTTCTGTTAAATCACTATTAATTATTTCTTGATACTTTTCAGATGTTTGTTTTATCTCATTTTCTAAATCATCATAAGCATCAACTACTTTTCTCATACCTTCTACTTTTTCTTCAATAGGTGTTTCATCACGTTTAGTAAGTTGAGTAAAGGCAAAGTTAGCAGCTATTACAAGAGCAATAGCTAATGGATCAAATACAAATATAATAACTAATATGTACCAGTTAATGATTCTGTCCATGGCAACTCCAGTAAGTTGACTTAAATATTTTAAAGGACCTAATTCACTTTCAACTATAGATTTAGTTTTAACTTCTAATATTTTAGATTCTAAACTGAAAATAGAATCATTAACTACATCTATTTTGGCTGATAATTTTTCATTTGATTTTGATGCTGATTCAATATTACGAATAGCAGCATTATTTGATCTAACTACTAAATTACCTTTTTTATCTGTGTATTGAGTTGTTGAAGCTTGAGATAAAGTACCTTGTAATGTTGCTATTGATTGTTTTTCTTTTAAAATATTGTCTCTAGTTTCTTCAAATAATTTCTTTTTAGATTCTAAAGCTGTTATTTTAGATTCAACAATACTAGTTTGGTCTGCTGTTTTCTGATAGGCAGCTGATAAATAACCATATATACCTGCTGATGTTATTAGAATTAAAACACCTGCTGCTATTGTTAAATAAATTTTAAGTAATTTAGGTAATGTTTTTCTATATTGGTAAAGTAAAGAAGCTATCACTAATTTAGCTACTTCTAAAGAAGCAGCCATAATCATTACAGCTAAACCAGCTCCAGCAAATAACATACTTAAACCAGTAACACTATAAAATGCAGCTGATGCACTAACAGATAATGCTGATAATGCTATAATATATGGAAACAATTTTTTATTCATACTTTAATGTATGTAATAAATAAGTTATTTTTCTTTATGTTTATCAATCTTATCTAAGATTGTTGTTAAGGCTTCATTTTTAATAAATCCAGCCTGTTCCGCATTTTTTAAAGCGCTAATAACTTGGAATACAATTAATGGAATTAATATTGTTTCTGATAACCATGATGTTCCTTTAAAACCTGCTTCAACTATTATTAATGCAGTTAATGTAACAATCCAAGCAACTAATGTTTTAAGAATTCTAACAGCTTTATATGTTTTAAATCCTTCTCTTTTAGTTCCAGCTATTACACCAAAAAAACCATCCATGAATATTACAGCTACAACAGCAAGATACTGATCTGAATTTTCCATTGCTAAGTTAAAGAAATAACTACATACAAAGGCAAATGCTGTTGATGTTACTAGTAATGTTGTCTTCATGTTATCCTATTTCATCATCTAAATGATCTGGAATACCGTCACCATCTACATCAGTAATCTCACTATATCCTAAAGCTTTCATAAACTGGGCAACTCTTTCTTTTAAATCATTATCACTGTCAGCAAACCAATCTTCTTTAATATTATCATGGCTTAATACAGTAGTTAAAGCTGTATAAAGACTATCAATATGTTCTACTAAATAGATATCAGCTGCTGTAAAATCTAAACTGAAAGCATAATCATCGATTTGAGGGATTTTTAATAAACTATCTGTTTTACCTATTTTCTTTTCAGTTGGAATACTTCCTCCAAACTTATGAAAATATTCTCCAATGTAGATATATCCTTGTCCTTCTTTTAATTGAAACTCACTCATTATTTTAATAAATTATAATACTCGTTAAAATGTTTAATACGATCAGGTAAACCAATTGTTCCACCATTTACTCTTTTAGTAACAGCAGTTACAGTTCCTTGATCAGCTCCCTTATCACAAATAGCCCACAAACCATTCTTATTAAAGAACCAAGCAGCAGACATTAAAGGATATTTAGTAGCAACCAAATCAGGATTAGATAAAATTTCCTCAGGAACAAATTTATCAAAAGCAGAATAATTATCTTTACCTGTTAATTGAATATAACCACGGCCTCTAAATTTATATCCTTCTTTTGTAGCCTCAACTCCATTACCCATTCTACCTCCATAAACACGAGAAGCAATAGCTTCAGGTTTACGAGCGTATTGTTCTGCTAAAGCGGGTGTAAAATATCTTGGGAAGATACCTAATAAACCTTTAGAAGAATAATTTAAGTTTTCTGAAGTTGCTTTCCAACCTCCTGATTCATGACCACATTGTGCTAAAAAATGAGCTAATCTTAAAGGATTAGTAATATTAAATTTAACAGCTGTATCAGGAATTTGAGCTAATACTGTATCAGGAATATGTCCTTTTAATTTATCTAATTTAAATGGACCCGATAAGATTGGAGTTGCAGTTAATGTGGGAGCAGTATCTGGAGTTGTCCCGAACATTTTATTCCATGTTCCGTCTCCTACTATACCGTCAGCTGTTAGCCCATTAGCTCTTTGCCATGCCTTAACTGCTTCTTCAGTCTTAGGTCCAAAAGTTCCTATTGCTTCAACGCCTAATTTGGCTTGAAGTTTTTTAACATTGTCGTTGTTATCACCTCTTTTTAATAACATAATTAACCTTCTTCTTCTGGGCTTTGATTATCTTTTTTCTTATTAATCCATTTGTCTACAGATGCAATACCAAATGAACCTAATACCATCACCATAAATCCGTCAAAGATAATCTTGTTAACAACAAATTCTTTACCAGCATAACCAGTAATAATATCTACTAAAAAGGCTATACATAACATTAAAAATGCTATAAAGCCTACAACACTCTTTTCATTTATTGAGTTGTTGTCATCAAATAATTGTGAGAAAAATTTTTTCATTGTTTTTAGGTTTATTATAAATATGAGTTTAAAGTGAATTTATTGAATTTTTTAATGAGGATTCTAATGCTTTAGAAAATGATTTTCGATTTAATGGAACCTCATTATTTTCAACATCTAAAAACATAGCAAAAATAAAAGTACGTCTTTCACTTTTACCTTTAAAACAACCTGAACCTATACAAGTAGTTGTTTCTACAATATAGTCTTTACGTAACCATTTTATTCCCATTATATTAACAATCTGTTGTGGAGAATAAATACTATCTATACTAACCCACACATCCATTCCTTCAGTTGTATCATTTACTGGGTTGTATCCTTTGTTAGATAATAATTCTTCAACTGTTTCTTTAACTCCAAAAGTAACATCTCTAGATTCAACTTTTTGAATTGTTTGATTATTAGTTACATGAATTTTAATTGGGTTGAGAGATAATAAAGCAGGGATTAGTATATTTAACATAATTATAAATATTAATTTCTATAACCTGTTCGAATTAAATAATAATTTGAATTTCCTTTATTTGTAATTCCACTTAAAGTAATAGTTTGTACCCCTGAATAGGTAGCTTTTAAATTTGAGTTTGAGTTATTTATTGAATTCCATTCTGTTGAAGAAAAAATTCTATAATTCGGAAGTGGATATCTCCATGTTCTTCCTATTATTCTAGCATAAACTAAATAAACATCTGTCACACTTAGATAATCATCATTATTAACATCCATTCTATAGTAATCTTTAGAATTAAAAGTTTGAGATAATATTTTTTGATTAAATGATTGAGCATCACTTATCATAGGAGATGAAATAGTTAAACTACTGATTTCAATTTGGAAATCATAAACTGTAGCATCTTTAGTAGATGAGATAGCATATTTACCATTTATATCTGTATTAATAGTACTTTCAAAAGTATAAGTAGAAGATGATTTTAATTTAGAATAAAATTTAACAGGTATATTTTGTATTCCTACTCCTTCAGAATTGTAAATATAACCTGAATATGAGAAAGGATCTGTAGCACCAACAATTCTGGTTTTAAAATCAAATGTATTTCCATAAGGGTATGTTCCACAAATTACAGGTGAACCTGAATATTGCATAATAAATCTCATATAAACTTCACCATTATAAACTGAGGTAGGAACTGTAAAGGAAGCAGTAACTGTTTTAGTTCCTGTCCATTGGTAATTAGCACTATGGACTAACTCACCAGCATCTGTTAATACTCCATTACCATTAAAGTCAATCCAAAGTTTAAAATATTCCATGTAATTACCATTTGTAACTCCTGTATATGAAATAGATATACTTTGTCCTGCTTTAATTCTAGGAACAGTATCTTTAGTATAAGCATAATCATAATAACCAGCAGGACTACCACCTGAAGAAGAAGTAAAACCTGTACTTCCAGCAAATGTTCTACCATTAATAGTTATACTAGAAACATACTCACAACAAAAAGTTGTAGGTCTACTAGCACATAAAGGTGACTGACTATAAAGATTTGTACTGAATAAAAATACTAATATAATTAACCATCTCATATTTTTAATTTTGCTCCCATTAATATTTGAAAATTAAGAATGTCTTGACCAGCTATGTAAGTACCACCTCCTGTTAATCCAATTCCAAATGTTTTAGTTAATTTATAATTTAAATTTAAAAAAGGTATAATAATTGGTTTAGCATCAAAAATAGATTCTGTATAAAATTTAGAATAAGGAGAATAAATTCCAGCCATAATAATTGTAGCATCTACTGCTTTACCAATTTTTCCTTTATACATAAAACCACCTATAGCTATAGTTGATATTAACTCTTCACCAAATAACTGTCCATAGGTTGCTGATACACCATATAAAGCTGTAAATGATTTGATTGAATTAACTCGTATTAATAAAGCATTTGCTGTAGTAGATTTAGGTAATATTCCTAATCCTACTGAAGCAACATTAATATGTTTATGACCATTTTTATTAGTCCCAATCCAAGAACGTATTGCTGATAAATTACCAATTTTAGCATTAACCATATAATCAGCCGAAAAACCTATTGAGGCTGTACCATCACCTTTTACACGAGTAAAAGACATAGTACCTCTAGCATCTTGAGAACCATCAGCTCTAGTTTGGACTCCAACAATATCTCCAGTAACTAAGATTGCTGGTTTTTGGGTTTCAGCTTTAGCTTTACTAGCGGCTTTAGTAGTACTAGCAGACTGTGTTTTTTGTTGTTCAGTCTTAGTATCTTCTATTTGTTGGTCATTTGGTTTTTCTTCTTTGGGAGTCTCTCCACTATTGTTATTCCCACTCCCGTTACCAGAACTACTACCAGAAGAATTACTGTTATTATTTGAACTATTGCTTCCATTACCTACTGTTCCTCCTCCAGATCCATTAGACCCGCCTTGATTTTCTGGTGGATTTCCTCCCTCTTGGCCTGTTCCTGTACTTGGATTCGATCCATCATTAGAATTGGAACTATTATTATTAGAATTATTGTTAGGATTATTGTTATCATTTTTCTTTTTATTTGTTGTTATACTTCCTGAACCTGAGTTGGTGGTTCCTCCTATATTATTTCCTATACCTCCTGATACTCCACTTGTTATAGAAGAGAGATCTAAACTTAATAAGTTAGTAACATTACCTATAATATTAGAAACTTGGTTTGTTGAAGTTATAGTTGTAGTAGTAGTAAGAACACCTTGACAAGGTGATGTTGATTGGTATTTAATATAAATATTATTAATCCAAGTATCAAATGTACCGTCATTTAATTCTCCATATGTAAATGTTTTTATTTGTCCATAGTATGAAATAACTATAGGAGAACTCATGTCAGCATTAATAAATTTATTTTGTTTAGTGCATGGATCTATATAACTATAGATAAAGGATTGCCCACAAAGGGGCAATCCAATTGTTATTAATATTAATAATATTTTAGTTTTTAAAGATACCATTCTTGATTAGGTTTTCAATTACTTTAGTTGTAGCAGTCTCTAAAGACTTTCTAGTTGCTTTACCTACAGTACTCTGAGAAAACTTCATATCAAGATTTTTAAGAAATGATTCACCTACTTTTTGTGACTCACCTTCACCTGAACCGATATATATTTGGCCTGTCATGGCATCAACGAAACGAACTTGGAGACGTATGAAAGTAGTGACAACAACTTTACTTTTACCTTTTTCCACAGTCTCATCTTCATCAACAGCAAAATCGGCCACAGTAACATAAACAAAGTAACGAGCAGCTTTAATCTTACCCTTTCCATCAATGGGCTCTTCAAAGACTCCTTTTTTAGAGGCTTTAAATTGAGTAACCATTCTTTCTTTAATTTCAGATTTTTCTTCTGTAAATATAAATCTTCCTGTTTCATCTAAATAATCTAATACTGATTCAGCAAAACCTAAACCAATATTCTTTTCTTGAAGGTCTGGATATAAAGCAAGTACCTTAGTCATATCAACATTGATTACCTGGACAGTATATTTTAAACTGTCTGTGTAGTTTGATACTGTTGAGATATCTTTAGTTTCAACAACATCTTGCTCAGTAGTAGTCTTCATAGAACCACAACCAGCTAATGTCATAACCACCAAGGTCATAAACTTATTGAACCATTTTTTTACCATGGCTCTTCTTCTTTAGCAGGTTCAGCCTTAGCAGGAGCAGGAGCAATAGCTGGTTTTTCAATTACACGTTCTTTAATAACAGTGTTAGTACCACCATTTGATTGCTTCTGTTGGTTAGTGTTGTTGTTTTGTAAATTAATAACAACAGGAGCACCAGGTGCTGTCTGTTCAGTCTTAACTTCATTTTTAGGCTCTTCACCACCGCCTAAGTGGGTTGCAAACCAGGCACCGCCGGCTGTAACCGCTGTAGTGATAGCTCCAATAATTGCTTTTTTGGTAGCTGACATTACGCTTTCTTCTTTTTCTTCTGACATATTATTTATTTATAATTATTTTTGAAGTTGAAAGTTGTGTATCAGTTTTAATAGACATTAAGTAAAATCCGTTATCTAAGTGAGTTAAATTAACATTGTATTTATATTCACCTACTGGAATTTTAGTATTTAAAATTTCAATCATTTTTCTTCCTACCATATCTGTAACTGAAATTTCAGTTTGGGATTCTTGTTCAATTTTAAATTGAACTACTACTTCACCTTGGGTTGGATTAGGAAATACAATAATTTTTTCTAAATCATTTAATTTAACTGCTTTGTTAATTCTACGAACTTCAACTACACCCATAGCAGGAGTAATATTCATATCACGAGCATCATTATCTCCTACATACTTAGGACCAGTCCATAAAGCCGCTGTACCCCATTCAGATTGAGGTTTTTTAGCTATAAATTGTAAAATAAATACTTGTTCACCATCATTAACTAAATTTTTATTAGTCAAATCAGCAGCTCCAAAAGCAACTACTCCATTAGAAGGATTAGTATAAGAAGTCCAATTCATCATCTTTTCAGATAAATCAATTTTCTTAAATTCTAATAAAGCAGTATCATACTTTAATTCTAACTGTAAAGCACCTAATTGTTTTCCGTTAGTAAGCATTTTAACAGGAACATTAACTAAATTACCTTCATCAACTTTAATTTTAGGCATATTAATTTCAATAGTTTCAATCACATTATCATATTGAACTGTATTATCAATAATATAATTTTTAGCATTTACTGGATTAGTAATTTTAATAGGTGTTAAACGAGCCATTTTAAAACCAGTTCCATTAGCATCACCCTTAACATTTATATAATAAGTAATACTATCTTTACCATCAATTGTATAATAAAAATTAGTTACACCTGAAATTGTAGGAGCATAGTTAGTAGAAGAAGCATTAATAGTATTATATTCTGCTACTGTAAAGAATAATATATCTTTTTGTGAATTAGGCCAAGCTGAAAATCTACCAGCTAAACGAGCATAAACAGAATAAACATCAGCAATTGTAATTGAACCATCAGCTCCATTTACATCCATAGAATAAAAATCAAATCCTGTTGGAGTATAAGATGAAAGCATTACTTGATTAATTTTTTGAGCATCAGCTGTTGAAAAAATAGAACCAGCAGTCATTGTATCACCTTTAACAGCCATTCTAACATCCCAATAAGTTGTATCAATGTTTTTAAAGAACACTACATGACCATTAGTATTAGTAGCTTTAGCTTCAACCTGTGTCCAAGATCCACCTGGTGCTTTCTTTTCTAAAGCAACCCATAAGTTTTTAGCATTTGTACCAGTAGTATTAATAAACTTACCAGCGAAACGTAACATTCTTTGGTTAAAACGACCACCATAAGAGTAAACTACCAATGTAGTATCATTACCATAGTTTGTAGCAGCTTTATTACTAAATGATTGAACACCTGTAATTTTTAATGTTTTAATTGAATCTAAGGTATTCCAATTAGCTGCTGAAGTATGAGTAAATGTTAAATCAAAAGTAGCACCATTTGAATAATTAAATGTAGAGTTAGTTCCTGTGTAAACTACAGTTACAGTTAAATGTCCTTGAGTGTTGTTGTCTGTGTAAGAAAGTACCTGATCTGTAGTAGAAATTTTTAATGAAGGAACAGCTGCTGTAAATGCAGTGTTATCATAAAATACTCTATACTGCATACCTGTAATCTTTTCAGATGTAGAAGTATTGTAGAAGTATAGAGGAGCTATAGTTTGTCCACTAGTGTGAACACCTACTTGATAACCAGAGTCAATTACCACCCAGTGACCTGTTCCTGGTGAAGTTGATGCATTTTGAGCATAAGCTCCTAAAGCTAATAGGAGCGAGGAGAGAAATAATGTTATTTTTTTCATTTTATTCAGTTATTATAATTTGTTTTAAAGTATGATTCCATAACCATTCTTCAATATTAGGTAACTTTTTTATAAAACTTAATTCATATCTATAACACATATTTTCTTCTTTTTTTGTATCTAAAGATTTTTCAGATAAATAAAGATGAAAACTTTCATGTATAACTACAGATGCTAAATTATTTAGTGAATTTAATTTAACATCATTAACAGAAACAACAATGGTTTTTTTACCATCATTAGTTGAATAATTTCCATTCCAAAACTCAATTTTATTACAAACGTTTAGAAGTAAATTATATTTTGTTGAATCGTATTGTTTAATAAGATTTATAGCTGAATCTATTTTAAGGTCCCACCCATCTCCTGCTTTATCAACAATAATTTGTCCTTTGCAGAAAATAGGCACTAATAAAAATAATAGAGCTGCTAGTCTCATTAACAGTAATAAATATTACTTTTTTCTTTTTGATTTAGGAGAGACCAAAATAACTGTTGTTACTATTGGCAGAGTCACCAAGACTAATATCAATATTGAATCTATTATGATCGCCACTAGACATAAAATAAAAAAAAATGGTCCCCTATAAATATAGAGGACCAATCTAACAATGAATAAAAAAACTTAGAAACCTATTTCAGGATCATTTTTCTTGTCTTCTTTTTTTTCAAACACAACACTTTCAGTAGTTAAAATAGTTCCAGCTACTGATACAGCATTTTCAATAGCTGTTCTAGTTACTTTAACTGGATCAATAATACCGGTTTCAAAAGCATCAACAACATCCATTGTTTTAGCATTAAATGTTTTCTTTTCTGAAGTTAGTTTAGACAAGGGACGATAATAATCTTCAATACCAGCATTAGACAAAATAGTTTTAAATGGAGCTAAACATGCTTTTGCTACAATTTTATGTCCAATATTAACAATAGACAATTCTTTTTGAGCGTTATAAAGAGCAACACCACCACCAGCTACAATACCTTCAGCTAAAGCAGCTTTAGTAGCATATAAAGCATCTTCTACTCGATCTTTTTTTTCTTTCATTTCAATTTCAGAGTTACCTCCAACTGAAATAACAGCTACACCACCTACTAATTTGCCTAAACGTTCTTGAAGTTTTTCACGTTCAAACATTGATTGAGCATTGTCAATCTGATATTTAACTTCATCAGCGCGTTGTTCAATAGCTTCAATTTCACCTTTTCCATCAATAATTGTTGTTTTTTCTTTACCAACATTAACTGTACGGCAACGACCTAACATAGGAGCAATTTGTTGAGATGTCATTTTATCTAATTTAAAACCCTTGTCTTTAGAGATAACAGTACCACCAGTTAACACAGCCATATCCTCAAGCGCCAAAGTACGTCGTTCACTAAAGTCAGGCGCTTTAACTGCGCATACTTTAACGATACCACGCATCTTATTAACAATAAGTGTAGCTAAAGCTTCATCTCCAAAATCATGAGCTACAATCAATAAAGATGAATTTTCAGCGTTAGCTTTAGTTAATACAGGTACTAATTCAGCAGCTGTAGATACAACACCATCAAATAACATAACCATAGGTTCAGTTAAAATTGATTGCATAGAGTTATTATCAGTAACAAAATAAGGTGATTTGTAACCTCTGTCAAATTGCATACCTTCAACTACTTCTAGTTGTGTTTCACCTGTTTTACTTTCTTCAATTGTAACAATACCATCACGACCTACTTTTTCAAGTGCTGTTGAAATTAAATTACCAATTTCTTCATCATTGTTACCTGAAATAGTAGCTACATGTTTTAATTGTTCATCATCAGTAACAGGTACAGATTGACGTTTTAGTTCTGCTACAACAATAGCTACAGCTTCTTCCATAGCCCTTTTAACTTCAACTGGATTAACACCAGAATCAATTAGTTTGATTCCTTCTTCAACCATAATTGTAGTTAATAGAGTTGATGTAGTTGTACCGTCTCCAGCTTCATTAGCTGATTTAATAGACACTTGTTTAACAAGTTGCGCTCCTAAATCTTCTACTTGATCAGATAATTCACTGAATGATTTAGCTACTGTAACACCATCTTTAGTTACTTTAATACTACCATCTTGATCCTTAATTAAAACATTTCTACCACCAGGACCAAGTGTTGATGATACACTCTTATTGAGTTTTTGAATTCCACTCAATAATTTGTTTTTTAATTCATTTCCAAATACTGTTTCTACCATAATTTTTATTTTTCAATAACTGCGATAATATCTTGCCATTTACAAGCAATATATTCTTCATAATCTAAACTAATTTTTTGTCCTCCCATAGCTGGAATGAAAACAACATCTCCTACTTCAACATCTGGTGCCACCCATTTATCACTATGGAAGTTGTAAGTTCCACTAATTGCTATTACTTCACCTACCTGAGCTTTTTCTTTACCTAAATCAGGTAAAATAATGTTACCTACTGTTTTTTCTGTTTCATCAATAGGTTTAATAATAATTGTTCCGTTAACTGGTTTAATCATAATTTTTATTTAATAAATTTGTCAAAAATGTCTGTAAAATCATCTAATTTTTCTTGATAGGAATCAACGAATTCATCCAATGTGTATTCTCTAGTACCTAACATTTTTTGTTTAACAACACTATGAATAGCACCACTCATCCTTGAGTAATAACCTACTACTTTGTCATTATTATTAGTTTCTTCCATAACACTAAAACACATTCCATCATAATAAATTACAAATGGTTCTAGTTTAGAATCTCTAATAACTAAAGAACTGTCTTCTTTTCTTGGTTTACCTTTTTTCATATAATATAATATAACTAACTTTATTTAATTTTCCAAACTTTCTTCAATAATTGTAGCTTCTTCTACTAATCTAACAAACCATAGTTTTCCATCCTTTCTAAAAACATCAGTACATTGATATTTAAATTTCATTCTATCAATATCCATAGTTTTAGTTTCAGGCTCAGTATGAATTACTTCATACAACATATCATTGTTAGTCTTAATTAGATGAAATTTCATAACTTAAAAAAACCTCAGGGCAAAGATTTTTATTTAATTTTTAATGTTTTTAATTGTGATTCTTTAGCGAATGGAACATAAACTTTTAGCAATCCATTTTCCATCTCAGCTTCTGCTTGAGATAGATCATACCTAGAAGCTACTTTGTAGCCTAAACTAAATGATCGACGAGCAATACCTTTATGTATATACTCACAATCATTTACTTCACAGCACTTATTGTCCTGTTCTTTAGCATAACTAACTTTTAAAATGTCTCCTTCAATAGAAAGATTAACTTGTTCTTTAGTTAGACCAGTACAAGCAATCTCAAAATAGAGACCTTCTTTATTTTCGTAAATGTCTACAGGGTGAGAAATTTTGGCTTCAATAGCCGGAGTGAATGGTGAACTTGATTCAAAAAAGTTCTTGACTAGAATGTCAAACGGTGTGTTTAATAATAATTTGTGTGTCATAATTTTAATCTCCTAAGATAATTAATTTGCCCTGAGGTCTATTATAAATATATATTAATCTGAAAGTCTTAACAAATAGTAAAGTGAAGTTGTATTAGAATCTTTAAATTCTATTTTCATTAATCCTTGTTCACTAATACTAATTTTTCCTTCTGTAGCATCTTTATTAGCAGTTAATATTTCTTTAAATACAGGTGCTGAGAATGGTAAGCTTTTAGAACCTAAGAAAAATGATGATTCATGTTGAAATTTAATTTTATTAGCATAACTAATACTTTCACCAACAACAAATTCAGCTAATTGTATTTCATCAAATTTAGATTCAACTGTAAATCTAGTTGGTTTATCTAAAGCTGAATATGCTTTGTTAAATTTTTGAATAAATTCCTCATCAACAATAATATCCATATCATATTCTTCAGGTTCATTAATGTTTGGAGTAACAGGTATTAATTCTTTAGTTGCTAAATGATAAGTTAAATCAAAATCTTTATCTGAAATATTTATTTTAATGGGTATATCTTGTTCTTCTATAACTTCCATTTCAACATGATTATGCATTACTTTAAGTAAATTATCTAATTGTGATGTACTGTAAAATGCTAATTCATATTCACCTAAATTAACAGTAGCGTTCTCTAATTTAACCTCACCAGCACAATCTTTTGTCTGATTAATAAATTTAATAGTTATTTCACCAGGTTTAGTATCCCAAATAACTGATTCTACCATACCTTTTAAGTGGTAGCTTTGAATTAATTTATCTAAAATTCTTTTATCCATTTAATTTAATATAATTAAAATTTTTAGTTTAGCCAAATGAAAAGAATTTATCTACATATTCATTTAAAGCTGGAAAATCCCATTTTAAATCATCATATATTCCTTGTAATTTATTTAATAATACATTTTCAAATCCTTGATCTGTATCAGCAAATTTAGTTAATATATTAACAATAAATTCAGGATCATTACCTGTAAATCCTAATACTGGGATCATATATGGATTATTTTTTAAAGGAATAAAATACATTTTGTCACCAGCAACCAAACATGGATATTTTGTATCTAGTTTATTAAAACGAAGTAAATCATTATGATATATAGCTGCTTTAGTATTAATAGGACATTTTTTAACTAATTTAGAAAATATAGTACCAGCTGTTGGAGGCGATTCAATATAATTTTTAATTTGTTTTACTCCAGTAGGTTTAGATACTTCTTTATAAGATAATGTTTTTAAATGTTTTCTAAAATTAATAATTTTTTTATCAATTTCTTTTTTAGGTTTACCATACATTATATCCATTAATAATTCTTCACCAAACTTAGCATAAATTGGAGTCATGTTTGATTTCATAACATCCATACCTTTAATATCTAATTCTTCTGTTGGAACACCTTCTTTATTTACAATAAATTGAGCATATCTTCTTTTACCAGCAAAATAACCT